AATACCAAACATTTCTTTAATTTTTCTATCAGAATATTCAAATTTATCTGGATAAACAAAATCTTTATTTCCTGTGTTATACGGTGGATCAATATAAATTACATCAATTTTACCAGCATAGTTATTTTGCAAATGACGAAGTACTTCTAAATTATCTCCTGTAAAGAATAAGTTTTTACTATCTTTACCTTCACCATTATTTTGTTCTTCATCAGGAACTATCACTGTTGATGGCATTTCACCAGCCTGACGACGAGCATAATCTTTACCAATAAAATTAAGTTGATAACCATCACTTAACTCATTAATGTTGTGTTCCCTTAATTGTCCCTTAAATTTATCTAAGTCAAAATTTCCTTCACGATCAAAAAATTCTGGTAACTTACTTTTTAATTCATTTAAAAAAGCTGAATTTGGCTTAACTTGCATATTGAATTTGTCGTTATCCATTAAACTCACTCACTTTCTTTAAACTAAAAAACACCCTTAACTTTGTGTTAAGAGTGCTAAAGTTCTTCTTCGTGATTTATCTATACTATAGTATAACATAGTAGTTGTTTCCTTTGTGTTTCTGTTTTGTTTCCTTATGCAATTAAATTCACTGTATGATATAATATGTTTGCAGCGTTGACGACTGTCTTGATAACATCTATCCATTTAGTGTACAGACTTGGATAGGTGTTTTTTATTTTCTCAAATATTCTCTCAATGCTTTCTCAATTAACGTACCAAGTGAGATGTTTTCGTCTACTGCTGCAATCTTAGCTTTTCTCAACAATGATTTTTCAATCATAAAATGAGTGTCTGCTTTTTGGTTTCCATTGTCTTTGTTGAAGATTTCATCGTACATCTCTGGTGCGTTACCTTCGAACCACTGTCTAGCTTCATCATCTTTGAGTGGGACAATTTTCTCATCATTTATAAACAGGAAAAATTCTCCTGTTCTTTTTAAAAATAGGACTTGCTTAGGTCCAAGCCCTATTTTGTATTCAATTAACTTAGTGGCAGTATCAGTGTTATACTTTCTGCCTTTTATCAACTTCATCATTTTTATGTTCTCCTTTAGTAATTAGGGTGATCTGCCACTCTAACTTGTCTCTTGTAGTAATCGCATTTCCAGAAGCTAAAGGTGTCATCGCCTTGATGTTTACGTCTGATTGCTTGTAGCTCTCTAGCTTCTTTCTCAACTTCAACTGGCACTTGGTAATAATACATCGATGGTGCATTATCAACGTCTTGATACCAATTGGAGTGGCTTGTTTTTACTTTGATAGTAACCCAACCTGGTGTTTTACTATCGTCAAAGTCGCCTTCTTCAACGTAATCGTATTCTAAGAACAAGTCGCCCATTTTGTCTTCAAAGACTTTATCAACTACCTTAGCTAACTCAATAGCTCTAGGTAAGTCAATCTTTGTTTGTTCTTTCAAAGCTAAACGTTCTTGAAGCTTTCTTTCAGCTTCTTCATTGACAACTTCGTATCTGCTACGTTGTGGTTTACTTACCTTTCCTTTATTAGTAAAGGCAGTAAATTCTTCAGTTCGGTCAATCGTATCTACTAACCAAGCTTTTTCGCCTGGTCCTGCGACCTTTTTATAATCAAAGAATATTTTTTTGTTATCCTTTCTGATAAAATATCTAACTTCAATTCTTTCTTTAATCATTTTAAATTCCTCCGTTTTTTATTTGTTTATTTACCTTACAACATTATAATATATTACTTTTGTACTAAAATAAAGAGAAAAACAAAAAAGTGCAAAAAATAAAAAGTTCTAACTTTTCAGCTAGAACTTAAGAAGAATAAAAAAATAATAGTATATATGTTATATAGTAGTAGGTACTCATAATAAGCATTAAGATGTGATGTCGTCAATCTGCTCAATCAATCGTTCTGATCCTTGATACGCTAAAGCAAACTTATAAACGGCAACTTTTAACTTTCTATAGTAGGACTTACGGCTTTCTCCATATCTAATCATGACATCAGTACGGTTCAAATCAGTTTGTACAAAAGCATCGTACAAACGTCTACGGTTTTCAGTATCAAGCTTGTTGATAGCTCTGACAATACATGAGACTTCGTTTTCTGCGTCTACATGTAGCATAACCATATCTTCAACTTGTTTAGAGACCTTGTTTGTTTGAGAGTGCATCTCAAGCGTATATGAAGCCGTAACTTTTGGACTGTAATCTGTGTGGGATAGCAACACTAAATCGTTGTATTTGTTTAACAATTTATACGCATTATTTGCAGTCCTGTCAAAATCGATATTGAGCAAACCATTATCACCTACCATAGAAAAATGCAGAAGTGGAGATTTGAACCCCTACAGCCCTTAAAGCGCTTCTGCTCTGCAATTATAAAAAACAAACCTTAAAAGGAGTTGATCTTAATTATGAAAACTAAGTCAAAAAAAGAAATTGTTAACTTTCGGTAACTATATGATACAACGGGGGAACTTTTTATTCATGCTTTTACAGATTATTTTTCTGAATAATTTCTTCAAAAATTTTATCGTATTCTGGGTAAACTTTTATAAAACCCTTGTATCTATAAAGCCTATATCCTTGTAGTGTTTTACCATTCCTAATGTACTTCTTGTCAAAATTCGTATTACCAATCTTAAAGTGTCTACATGTCTTTTCGATATTGTCAAAAACAATCACTTTGCCGTCTTTAATCGCATATACACATCTTTTTAAAAAAGCGTACCTTTGATAAATCCACTTAACATCTAGTCTTGTAAATAGTTGATAAATGTTAATCACATCATACTTCTTATCTAGCTCCCAAAGTGTCATACCGCTTTTAATATCTTCAATAAGCTCATCTCTTCTAGGTAAGATTTTATCAAAGTTTTTGCTATGGTATACACGACTGGTGCGATGCGTCCTTGCGTGCTTTCTGCGAAATTTAACAACTACAGACCAAGCTTCTTGTATTGTTTCATTTTTAGGTAAGTCTCTGGGTGTTTCTAAATCATCAGACCACTGACTTATAGGCTTATACACTTCACTTAAAATTGTTACTGCCGTTCCTAACTTCATCATCTTAACCACTCCTTATATACTTAAACTTTTATTTTTCTCTTCTTAACCATCTACCCTTTAGGGCTGAATTTTTTACCCTTTTTACAATCGTCATAGCCTGCCTTATATCCTTTTACAAACATCTCATACTCGTCTGGATATGAACCTTTTTCCCAATCTGTAACTAAGTTAGGCACGTTAGTGTTGAGTAGGTCTGCTAACTGTTCTAGTTTCTCCAGTGAAACATTTGCATTAGGATCATGAACAATCTTCATAATTCCTAAATTGCTATAGATATACTGCTTGTTTATCTTTTCTCTTTCAATTAAGTAACTAATGTTTTCATTTATAACTACTGATAATTTTCTTGGATTATAAACCACGCTCAAACGCTCCTTTATCACTATAACTTTTAATCGTGTTGATAAGCTTATCTTGCTTGCCTTTCCACTTACGCTTGCAATCTCTACGATTGAAGTGATATGGATACTTATGAGCTTGCTTCTTCTCTTTTAATCCAAGCTCTTTTTTAAACACTACCCAAGTCATACCTGTTTTAGTATCACGAACTGATGCAGTCCTATCATAAACACCTATCACTTCAACTTCATGATGTGGATAACCGAAAGGATCTTCAACATTGAAAAATATCCTGCCTTTATAGTCGTAAATGTGACTATCATCTCTATTGTTTCTAACTTCAATCATGCTCTAATCACCTACACAAAAAGTATCGCCACCGCTGATATAATCAAACCAAATAAGCCAAAGCCCATAACATCAACCACCTTGTCATCATCACTTTTCATACAAAAGGAAACAGTTAGTTGAAAGGCTAAAAATAAAACTAGCATTACTGCCAAACAAATAGTTTTTGTATTTAACAAAATCATGTATATAAATCTCCTTAGACTTCAAATTTTGTATAAATTGCTGATATACACTGAACTATGTAAAGCATAGTTATGTCACTAAATTTTCTACTGGGTGCGATGCACGTAATCTCTCCAGTTTTAGAGTTATACTCACAATCAAAGTATTCTACTATCTTACCGTAATTATTTTTGAAGTATTCTGGAGTAACACTACTAGCTAGATTAAAACTTGTAGCGCCAAAGTCTGAGTATACTTTGCCTTTTTTGTATATGCTCACGTTATCGCCCATGTTATCAGATATCTTAGTAACGTACTCTACCCAGTCATCTTCAATTAGATGAACTGACTCAATCAATGTATCTTCCATAAATCAATACTCCTTTCTTAATTTCTCTAATCGATTAGAACGCTCTACCTTACTCTCAAAAATAAGTGACTGCTCAAGAATTGCAGATATAGAGCCAAAGCGTAGATTGAATTAATGTTTGAAAGAGACTTACATCTCACTTTCAATTATTTAGTAGCTATTTCCTATGCTTTCAAGTAGTGAACAATAGCCAGATTCACTAAGCCTTGCCACGCTCTCAGAAACGTGTGACTGTCTCAAATCTTGCAGATACAAGGCGGTGTTACAGTCACACACGAAGAATATAATGCACGGAGGATTAACTCCCTTCAAATTTTTTTGCAACTGTAACGGTGTATTTAAAAGATTAAGTAGGTTTAATAACCCTAATGGCAGTAATAATTGCTAACTTGCTACGTATGAATTAATGAGGAGGAATTTTCACATCCTTTCGATTTGATTTTTCTGTTTGGAGGTTGTAGCTCATCAGCAAAATACCACCTATGACTTAGCATCCTGCGACAGATACTAAGCCTGACTCGATTTTTAAAATCGTGGCAAATCAATCTAACTCGATTCTGCTTATATGTTTCATAACAATACTTAAAATCTTTCCGATTTCTCTAAAATCTTCAAATCTCAAGTAATCTTCATCTTCGATTTCCCAGTTATCTCTGTCATATCGTCTGATACGTATAGTTTTGTTTTTGTAATAGATTCGCAACTCGTCTAATAACTCTTCATCAAAATCAATATCATCATCATAACGATCTTTAAGGTCAATAGCGTCAATTCTCAGCCCTTCACGTAATCCGTAATTATCTGGAAATTCACTATCTAGCTCCTTAAGCATGTTGAGCATGTTTTCATTCATAATCATCATAACTAGCTCTCCTTTTGGTCGATATTCTTCAAATTATCAGTACAATTTTTACTGTTTTTGCACCGATAAATTACACTAAGTCTGCATAAGCTAATAAATATTCTCTTAATTCGGATTCATCTTTCATTCTGAATTCATTAAAAAACATACCACTTTTTGAAATATGAATTTCACTTTTAGCCATACCACCAGGAATTGCTAAAATATATGGATTATCTAACTTACTACCCTTTTCTCGTTCTAAGAATACAACGAAGAAATCAACTGGATTTTCTTGTTTATGTTTAGTTCTATTTCCATGAGCGCACCATTCTTCATTGCCTGTTTTTCTAATATGAATACTAGAATACTTAACGTCTATCCTTAGTTTCTTTAGGTCGAAGTCATAGTCTGAGTGATTTCTTACCCAATAATCGTTTGTTGATATTGCTTCTGGAAATATTTCATTGAACTTCTTCTCAGCCAATCCACCAAATCTAATATTTGTTGAACCATAATCGATTTTGTCATTAATTTTTAATACTCTAGCCTTAGTTAAAGTTAAATGTAAGATACGTTTATTCATCTTGAATTTAGCTGCTGTTTTCATGAAATTTCCTGTTTCTTGATAATATCCAATTATTTCATCAATACTTGCCATCTTTATTCCTCCCAGTGAACATTTAATAATTCAGCTACTTCTTGATTTTTAGGTAACTCAATTACTTCTGAAAAGCCTAAATAATTAGGTGTATCGTTTCTGATAAAGAATGCTCTAGTAGCTTTCCTTGATAAGCAATCACATTGAGTTATTGAACCATTCATTCCACGAATTGCCATGTTAAAGATTAAGAACGGAATTGCTCTATCTGATAATTCTTCCGCTTGATACCAATATGCTCGTGGATCGTAAGTAAATACTGAAGATGTTAGGACTTTAATCAATGGATTATCAGTATCAGGTTTTTTATACAACGGGTTCTTCAATCTATCGTTATGCCATTTAGCAATCAACATTGACCCAGTTCCTGCTGCAGGCTCGTAATAAGTACTATTATCTTTTCCAACTAATTTAGCAACTAGCTTAGAAATTGAAGGAGGTGTAAAATCTTGTTTCTTTGATTTTCTTTCAGCTTGTTCATCTCCAAAATATTCTTGAAACCATTCATAACTCATATCAGTTTCGATTTCTAAAAACTTCTTAAATGTTTCTTCACGCTTTTTGTCATCTAGCATTAGTTCCATCATTCTTGTTGGAGCTTTAAAAGCGTCATCTATACCCAATAATTTATTAACTATTTTTACGTCAAATTTCATTTAACCCACTTCCTAAATTACATATTTCCTATGCGCTTCTCTTAAACTAAATTTATCTGACTTAGCGTATAGTGTTGTAGTGCTAATATCTTCATGTCCTAACAACTGTTGAACTTGTTCTATTGGCATTCCTCTATTCAAGGCTAGAGTTGCCATTGTTCTTCTGAAACTTTGGCAAATTGAGCTAATACTGTTAGCCTATCTTTTTTAATCATATTTCTATCTTCAGCCCATTGAATAATTGCTTCATGTAGTTCTTCAAAATTCATAGGTTCCCCTTGCAAATAAGACAATGGAACTTTGTAATAGAAAGCTAAATCTTTAAGTTTATCTATTTTAGGATTCCGTTCTCCCACTTCATACTTAGTTAAAGTTGAAGCTGGTATATCAATTCCACATTCTTTCATATCTTCACTTACTTGTTTTGCTGTGAAACCTAGTTTCTTTCGTAATTCTCTAAGTCGATTGCTTTTTACATCATCAATTGTCATAGTTTGTGTTTTGTTGATGTGTTGTACTAATCCATCTGGTAAGCCCATCAAGTAAGCTACTGGGACACAATAGTAATCAGCTAACTTAACCCATGTTTCTTTTTTTGGTTCTACATTTTCTGATTCGTATCTGCTTAAATTAGCAATCGAAATACCTATATCTTTGGATACTTCTTCAAGTGTTATTCCTTTTAGCATTCTTACTTGTCTCAATCTATTCATTTTGTCCTATCTCCTTGTATGCTTGTTCATAAAGTGTTGATAACTCTACTTGTTTTTGCTCAAATTCTGTTGCTTGTTTCATATCGCCTTGATACTTGATTTGAAGTTGTAAGATGAACTCATCGCCATCTTCAATAAATCTCCAACCTTGATATTTCTCAAGTTTAGCAACGTTTATAGCGTCCCACACTGCTTCAATTCTTGCGTCATCGTACTTTTTTATAAATTTTTCCATTTTGAGCTTAACTACTTGCTCTTTGTCTTGAGTGTTAGTGACTAGCCTTTTAGCTAATTTGTTATAGTGCATCGCTTTGTTTAGATACACATCAACTGCCTTAGATTTTTGATAACCATTCTCAGCCATGATAGCTTTGAACTGGTTGTAATCCATGTAACTCATTGCACGTCCTCGTCAGTTTCTTTAAAGTACATATATTTGCCGTCAAAGCAGTAACTAATGTTGCCTAGTGAGCCTTCACGGTTCTTTCTGATAGATAACTTAACTAGCTCTCTATTTTCATCGTCTGGACGATAAAGAAACGCTACAACGTTGCTATCTTGCTCAATAGAACCAGATTCACGTAAATCTGAAAGTAAAGGCTCTTTATTTTGCCTGCTCTCAACTCCACGATTTAATTGAGCCAGTGCAATCACTGGAATGTTATATTCGTTAGCAATAATCTTGAGTTCTCGTGTGATTTTTCCAACTTGTAGCCAACGGTCTTGTCTGCCATTCACTTTAACCAAACCAATGTAGTCAATGATTGCCACATACTTGTCTGGCTTAGCTTTAGCAGCGTTCTTTTTGATAACACTCAAAATACCGCCTAGAGTTAATACTCTGTCATAGATTCTTATCTTATGGTTTCTAACCCAATCAATACCTGCCGTTACCATTTTGCTAAATATCAAATCTAGGTCGTTAGCAGGGTTCTTTAATTTTTGACTGTCTACGTTAGCACTTCTTGAAATAAAACGACTTAGCATTTCCCTTTTATTCATTTCCAAAGTAAAGAAATCAACTTGAACTTCTGGATCTTTATTCATGATTTGATATGCTAAATTGACTGCGTAAGCCGTTTTACCAACGCTAGGTCTAGCACCAATAGTAAACAACATAGAACCATATAAACCGCCAGCAAGCAGATTATCCAATTTTTCAAAACTTTTAATACCTACTGGATTTCCAGAAACTATCCTGTCTTGTAGTTCTTCAATTGTTTCTTCAAGTTTTCCATCGTCTTCTGTTTCATCAATTTTAGATAACTCAGCGATCGCTTCTGACAAGTTAGCAAGCTCTTGTTTCTTAGGATATTGTTTGTAAATCTCCATGCTTGTCTCTAGTACACGTTGTGCATATAACTTGTGTAGAGACTTAACATCATTTTCAAAACTAGCACTTGTAACAAATCCACTTTGAATATCTACAAGGTGCTTATACTCAACACTGCCATCGTTATTCATTTCTGTAAAAATGTTGAGCAATGTTCTTTCCTGTAAATCTAATCCTTGCATCGCTTCAACGATGTTTCTTAACTTGATTTCAGTAAACCATTCTGTATTGATGTATGTACTATCAATCAATTCTGGTTTATTAAGCAACGTCTCCACTATTCTCAGTTCTATTCCGTTCAAGTCGTTCTAACTCCTTTCTCACATCTTCATTGTCTGGGTGTTCCTGTAAGAATAATTTGTATTGATATATCTTTTCTTCGATAGGATCTTTTCTTTTTTCTTCTTTAGCGGAACTTTCTTCTTTTTTCTTTTGTGGTTCAGGGGAATATCTTTCCTTTGCTAAAGTTAAATATTCATCAAAGTGTTCACTTCCAAATAATGTTGAAGGTCTTAAGTATTGTTTTTGTTTTTTATCGTCTTTCCATTCTTTAGCTTTATCTTTAGTTACCAAATAAAGATCTTGTTTTGTATATCCTTCTTTAAATCTTGCTTCAATATTCTTTTTAAATCCTTTTATAGTTCCACTTTTATCAGATTCAAACTTTCTACCTGTTTCTTCGTTAAACCATTCAATAAATTCTGTATAATTAAGATTGTATTTGTTCTTTTTATTACTACTCTTTTTATCTTTATTCTCTTTAGTAGGATTTGATTCATCTTTGTTATTATTTATATTGTTATTATTAGTATTTGTTAGTGTGTGATTTTCCAACATAAGGTTTTCTAACATAGGTTTTTCTAACATAGGACTTTCAGATAATATCCATTCATTTTCTTTGAATTTGCCTTGTTCGTCTCTTACTCTTTGACGCTTTAAGTATCCTTGATCTTCAAGTTCTTTTAACCCATTCTTTAAACTAACTATTCCGTCTGTTGAATGCTTAGCTACTTCAGTTTCATAAAAATTCCATTCATCAGATTGAGACCAAAGATAAACAAACAGTCCTTTAGCTTTCCATGATAAACTTGTGTCGTTAAGGACTACATTATCAACAGTTGTAAAACCTTTTTGATATTGTTTCTTAATTCTCACTGCTTGTTACTCCTTTCTAAAGGGCTTCGCACCCTTTCGGCAGTCTTAGCTTACTGGCTCTCGTAATTTCCTTTAACACCTAATTTTTTCAGTGTTTCAGCATCTAACTTGATTCCATCAACTGGTACGTGATATAGTTCTGCAAACTTCTCAGCTCCTAATTGGTGATAATTCTCATGATGTGTTCTACATAGTGGCATTACGTGTTTTTGCGTGTGGTCTATATGATCTCTATTCATTCCCATTCCTACTGTATCCAAGTGATGAATATCAGCATAATCTCCACAAACTAAACATCTTCTGTGCCTACAACATTGATAAATAAAGTACTGTTCTTCTCGTGGCAGTTGCTTGTATCCTTCCTTGAAAGGTACATTCCACTCAAACATAAAATCAATAACTAAATCTATCAGTACATTCACATCACTCACACTTGTTTTAGAGTTATCTGCTAGACTAATTTCCTTGCCTGTATATGCAGAATATTGCAGATAAAACATATCCTTTACGTACTCCTGTGGCATAACAGACCATTGAACGATGTCATTGATTAGTGCAAAGAATAATCTGCGTTGTCTAACTCTCATCTTTCGCCTGTCAGCAAGTTCCCAGTCGATGTAAAACTCATCTTTAGAACCGCTAACTGTTTCGATATGATCTAAATTGAGTGCTTCAACTGGCTTGATTGCTATCCATTCTTCGTTGTCATGAAAGAACCTATACGCTCTAGCTCTCTCCATGTTCTAGCTCCTAGAATGGTAGGTCTTCGTCTGGAATGTTAATATCTTTTGAATTTGAGAATGGATCGCTTTCTGCTTTGCTTGCAGAACTTGCAAATGGATTTGAGCTTGCCTTAGTTGCTGAAGCTCCATTGTTGTTTGTGGGTCTAAATACTCCGTTAGGTTCGCTTTGTTCCTTAAGTGGTTGTTGAGTTTTAACACTCAAGTTCCATTTACCGTTGTAGTCGCTTTGTTCCCAATCGACTGTAATATTAAGTTTCTTACCAACTAAACCTTTAACAATAGCGCTCATTGTTGAGTTGATTTGAGTACCGTCTTCAATTCCAGCAGCTTTCATTAAAGTGTTAAAACGCTTGGCAGATAGTTTTAATGTTTCTTCTGTATTATCGTTCCATAGAATGTTGTCATAACGGATAACCGCTCCAGCGTATTTTCCGTCTAAGACTTCATAGTCAAGAACTGCCATTTCTTGACCTTTTTTAGTTGTTTTTGCAGTTGAGCTATCAGCAATCTTTACATTGTAACTGCCTGCTTCTTCTACTGCTTTACCGAATGTATTGTTATAATCTACTGTAAAATTAATCATGTTTTTCTACCTCGTTTTCTTTCTTTTCTTCTGTTTCTTTCTTTTGTCCTAATAGTTCTCCTGCTGGTATCAAAGTCCTATCATCGATTCTATTTTTGCCTTGATTACCAGTTTCTGGATCGCAATCTATCCAACGCTTGCCGTCTTTTTTGTAGATTCTACCTACAAAATCAAACATTGATGTAAAAGCGTTAAATGTCTTATCATTCATATCAGCGTTGTATCTGCCATTACTCAAGTTTTCCTTGTTATCTATTTCATGAGCAGTAGCTAGAATAGTTACTTCGCTATTTCTTAGATACATTCCAAGTTGTCTAAACCATAGTTGTAGTTTCTGATAGTTTTGACGTCCGTCTTTAGATTTACCGTCAATGTTTTCTAACACTAAATTTTGTAGTGCTGACATATTGTCTAAACAAATAACATCGTATTTTTTACTATTAACTGCTTGTACAATCGTTTGAAGTACTAATTGTTGAACTTGTGGAGCGTCAGATTCTTCAAGAATTGCTACATCAGTATCTTTACGCCCACGAACAACATTAGTTGACATATCGAATGAAAATAGGAACTTCTTGCCTTTGAACTGATTCAAAAGACTAGTTTTACCAGTTCCACCAGCACCATACACAAAATATTGATGTGGTTGTTCTGGTATTTCCCCATTAAAATACACTTGCAATCTTCATCACTCCTTTGGTTTTTCTTTGCTCCACATATAAATACTGTCTTTGCTGACTTTCTCAGCTAACTTCATCAATTCATAGTCTTTTTTAGTCATTGACGACAATCTCCTTTCTTTCTGGTTTGCCTAGAACTTTTAGCCCTAATTTGCTAATCAGCATCGCTACTTGGTCTATATCTTCTTTAGACCCTTGTAACGTGAATGTGATTTCTTGCATGATTTGGACTTTCTCGCCTGTTTCTTGGTTGTAGCTTTGTCCGTTATGCTCAACTAAGTTTTCCTTTACTTCTTCAACTTTTGCTTGCTCAATAGCTTTTTTGGTTTCAATGTCTTCGTGCAATCTATCAATTTTCTCTAGCACATCATCAATACTCATTTCGTTATCAATATAATCGTACTTAATCGATTGATAGTGATCTGCCATATCATAGCTATCAAGCTTTAACTTGATTAGTTGAAGATTGTTCTTTCTTTGCTCTTTTTCCTTGTTAAATTGAGTAAACAAAGTAGCGATTTCTTCAAGCCGTTGCTTTTTAGGATAAGTTTTCTTTTCCCACCAATCAGACTTAAACTCACTGTTAATCTTTTCTAATTCGTTTTCAGTGATGTTGTAGTTAGGTGCTATTTCTTCTCTAATTTCAGTTAAAATAGCGTCCTTACGTTTCATCTTTTCTTTTTCTTCAAACACTCCAACTTGATCTACAATGTTTTGGCGAAGCTCTTTAACTTCATCTCTTACATCGTTTACCTTGCCTTCAAATTCCTTTAAAGGCTTGTTGTATTCTTTTTTAACTGACTTTCTAGCATTGTCTAGTTCATTAGCGATACCATTGAGCATTGTGGCAGTACGTTTACTGTCTTTTAGATTGCTCTCAGATACTACTAAATCGCCGTATTTGCTCTTTAATTCAACAAGCTGTCTCTTTATATCTGAGTCATCAAAACTTATCTCAGCAGGCTTAAAAACAAGCTTGTCAGTAACATTAGTTAGTTCGTTCATCGCTTTTGACTCCTTTGTGTTGTTCCATTTGCATTTTCGCCAAGTCCATCATTACTTTTACTTTCGTTCTATCTGATTCACTAAAATCATCTTTGTTCGCAAAGTAAAAGCCTTTGATGAACTGGTATTTTTTATCGAAATCATCTATCGCTTTCATTGTTTTTAAGATATAATGAAAGCAAGGTATAATTGTATTTTTGTCAGTGAGTGCATTCACTGGCTTTTTTATATTGCTCAATTTAATCATCTCCTTTCATGTTCATCTTCGTCGCCCCAGTCAAAGAACGTTCCTTTTTCAAGGGCTTCAACCATTGGATACAACATGAGACCTATTAGGATACCTACAACCAATATTGATAAACTCATCATTTTTATTCCTCCTTCATTGAAAACAAAACCGCTATTGCTAAAGCAACCCATACGGCAAAACCAAAACCGATATACAAGTGACCTAGCCCAAAGCTCAGACCACTAAAGAAGATACCGACCATCACGCTTAAATTCACAAAACCTTTTCCAGCGTCCATTTACTTTTCTCCTTTTCTTCGCTTCCATAGCCTGTACAGGTCTACACAACCCGCATAAGCTATTAGCAACAAAATTCCATACACACACCACAAGTTATTGCTCATCGTTCCAAATCGCTCTCCTTATAGCCATTTCGATGTCTTTGTCGATTTTTACTTTTGACAAATCTTTAATGATATTTCCATTTTTGTCATAATTGATAACTTTGAACTCTCTAACATCATTCATCTTTGTCATTGTCATCACTCCAATCATTAAATTTATCTTTAGCCCAACTCACACCGACGAATACAACGATGTAAACCAAGCAAGCGATTAAAACCGCTAAGATAGGTTGCATCTAGTCAGCCCCCTTATCTTCGCTAGTTTCAAGATATAGATCTTGCATACCAAGCAAGTCACACATCGAATACAAGGTTTCTCTATACATCTCCTTGTAATCGTCAATCGTGGAGTAAACACCGTTTGTTTTCATCGTTGCTCCTTTTTCGCTGAGTTCTAACATGAACTTAATAGCTTCTTTTACATTTTCAAATTCCATTGTTTTTTCTCCTTTCCTTAAAATAAATTTCCTTGAGCATTTGCTTTTTCAATTTCATCTTTTAATTCAAAAGGTGGATACCATTTGTTAATAGTTTTAATTGCTTCATCAAAATTTTCCTTCTTAAGATCTTCATATCGTGAAATCACGAATTTCTTTTTTAGACTATGTTCTAGAGTTCTGAACACTTTTCTTGATAAAGCTTTATCTTTGTAAGCATTACTTTCTTTGCCACCTAGCGCTTTGACTGCTTTCTTATTTCTAGCAACCCAAAGCTTGTATCTTTGGTCTGAGTCAATCTCTGACTTGTTTTGAATTTCATCAATGCTCTTCTCAAGTTTTCCAACACGTTTATCAAGTCTTAATGTAACTTGCATCGTTAAAGCTAATTTCTCTTCTGGAGTTTGTGGTAACTTGTATTTTTCTTTATAGGCTTTTTCCACATCAATGAAATACTGACGTGCTTGTTTTCCTTTTTCTGTCCTTTGGATCATTGAAATTTCTTTTGCCATATCTAAAGTCATTGCGTGATCAGCTCTTGGTCTGCCACCAGTACTTTCGCTCAAAATTGAGCTAAAGTCTTTACCATCTGTAAAACCGTATTCGCACATTCTAGGAAACCAATCTTTATAAGCTGTTTTTACTTCTAAAAAATCATGTAAATCTCTGCCACTTACAACTGAGTTTCCGTTGTCGTCTTTTGTAATTTTGATAAGTTCGTTGTCCATTATTTATTACCGTCCTTTCTTGCTTCATTCAAAATGAATGAACTTGTAACACCTAAATAATCTGCTACTTCTTGGAGCTTTACTGCATTAGGACTCCAAGTATTCCATTTGGAAATTGAACCGTTAGAGAAATTTAAATCATGTTCTAATTTATAAATAGATATATTTTTCTCTGACGATATCTTTTTAATTACGTCATATATTTTCACTTTTGCACCTCCTTTATTTCTAAGAAATATTTACTAATAATATTGACAAATAATAGAAATAGTTCTATTATTAAGGCATAAGAAATAAAGTGTTTGCACACTTTCTCTATGTTTATATAAAATTGTTATGCTCCCTCAAGCACAAATTCATATTAACATAGAAACATTTCTAATGTCAACAATAAAATAGAAATATTTCGGAGGTTTTTATGAATACTTATGAAATTATTAGAGAACTCTCCAGGCAACGCAAAATAAGTATAGCTGAGTTAGAGAGAACTCTCGGTTTATCAAATGGTTCTATTTCTAAATGGTCTAAAAATAGCCCAAATGCAAAATATTTAGAGAAAATAGCTGATTTCTTCTCTGTATCAGTTGACTACCTATTAGGTCGTTCTGACGATAAATATGATTTATCTCCGCAAGAGAAAATAGACATAGGTATTGAAACTGAAAAAATGATGAAAGGACTGAATGACGAAGGTTCTATCAATTTTTATGGAGAACCCATGAGCGATGAAGATAAAGAAGCTACTCTATCAGCTCTAAATTTATTAATGACTATTAATAGAAAGAAAGCTAAGAAAAAGAAAGATATGAATTAGGCGGTGATTGTGTGACTTTAAAAGATGACGTCAATTCATTGGTTGAACTTTATGGAACTTGTGACCCAGAACAAATTTTGAAAAACCTGGGTGTAGCTATCTGTAATACAGACTTACTACCGCCTGGCACTTTAGCGATGAAAGTCACAAGCGATGAAGAAACAACAATAGGTATCTTAGACAACTTGTCTGAGTACACAAGAAAATTTGTTTTAGCTCACGAATTAGGACACGTTGTAAAGCATGCTAACAACTCTACTACATTCTATAGAGCTTTTATGTCTGGTTATGATATACCTAAGATTGAAGCAGAAGCTAATAGATTTGCTTTCTACTTATTATTGAGTGGCTTAGAACTCAATGAGTCATTCAATAAGTATGATTTTGTTAGATCTTACGGTTTACCAGAAGAACTAGCTAGATTTGTGAGCATATAAAAATTGAATATATTTAGAAAGAAGATGTTTGTATGGATAATCAAAAGAACAATCAACCTAGTAACAAGCAAAAAGAGCCTAAATACTGGAAAGGTGACGGTGTAAACGGCTTTTTATACGGTGTGATTGCTGCGTTTGTTATTGGTCTTATAAACATGATGTCAATCAACGTTCCACACTTAGGATTGATTATTGGTATTATCATTTGGCTTTATGTAGGTATGAACCCTAAATTTTATAAAGGTCCAGAAGATGTTGAACGTGCTAGAAAAGAGCTTAAAGAATATAAAGAAAAAAGAGAGCGTCAAAAAGAAGCTCAAAGAGTAGTAAAACAACAAGCAGTACAAGCTAAAGCTATTGATAAAGAACAAAAGCTTGATGAAAAAATGAAAAGAAATGAATACAAGCTTCAAAAAGCAGAACTTAAAAAGCTCAAAAACCATATGACTTGTCCTAGATGTCATAGCAAAGATGTACAAGCTCTTGGTGTTCACAGAAAAGGATTCTCAGTTGGTAAAGCCGTCGGTGGAGCTATTCTAACTGGTGGAATTGGAACACTTGCAGGGTTTGCTGGCAAACAATCAAGAAAAACTGATTTTGTATGTATGAGTTGTGGCAAAAAATTCAAGAGATAACTACATAAGGGTTTAGCTATCCTATATGTAATTTTAAAATATTACCTATATTCTAAACCCGTCAAAATCGACGGGTTTTAATTTTAAGGAGTTGATTTAATTATGAAAGTAGCAATCTATACTAGAGTTTCCACTATCGAACAAGCTGAAGAAGGATACTCAATATCTGAGCAACAAGACAAGCTAAAAAAGTATTGCGATATTAAAGATTGGAAAGTTGCTAGAGTGTATACAGACCCTGGTTTTTCTGGCTCTAATACAAACAGACCTAGTCTTCAACAACTTATCTCAGATTGTAAAAATAACATGTTTGATGCTGTTCTAGTCTACAAGCTTGACCGTTTGTCACGTTCACAAAAGGATACGTTGTATTTGATTGAAGATGTTTTTAATAAAAACGGTGTTGGTTTCATCAGCCTGTCAGAAAACTTTGATACGTCTACTGCATTTGGTAAGGCTATGATAGGCATTCTGTCTGTTTTTGCTCAACTAGAACGTGAACAAATAACTGAGCGTATGACACTGGGACGTGTTGGACGTGCTAAGGCTGGAAAAGCTATGAGCTGGGCTAATTGCCCATTTGGTTACATTATTCAAAAGGAAATATATGAGATTGACCCTTTTAGAGCTGAGATTGTTAAACGTATCTACAGAGATTATTTAGCAGGAGTCAGCATTACTAAAATTACTCAAAATCTAAACGAAGAAGGACATATTGGCAAAAATATTAACTGGGTTTATCGAACGGTTAGACAAATTTTAGGAAATATTGTTTACGCTGGATATATAAAATATAAAGGCGAAATCTATCCAGGATTGCACAAACCTATTATTTCAATGAGCGATTATAAAAAAGTTCAAGCTGAACTTGAACGGCGAAGAATTACACAAGCTCAGTTGTCTAATCCACGTCCATTTAGAACTAAATACATGCTATCTGGTTTAATGAGATGTGGCTACTGTAATTCTGTTCTACAGATTGCTACAAGTAAGTTAAAGAGTGGTATGCTGTCACATAGATATAAATGTCCTAGTTCTAGTCCAAACAAACACTCAACTAACAAACGACATGATTTTGATTGTGGCTTTAAATTTATCAGAAAAAATGAAATTGAAAGTGTAATTATAAGTGAAATCAAAAAGCTGCCTTTAAATATGGATAAAGTTATTAATAGCCAAGAAAATAAAGACAACGCCAAGGAAATCAAAGCTATTAAATTAGAACTTCAGCAAATAGAAAAGAAACAAGACAAAATGGTTGATTTGTATCTGTTGGATAACATCAATGTTGATGAACTCAACAAAAAGAATGATGAATTGAGCAAACAAAAAGAAAACTTGCAGAAAAGATTAAATAGCCTAACTGACGACAAAAAGAAAGAAAAGATTGAAGATTTTATCAAGAACGCTAAAGAAGCCAAAGATATTGATAAATTAGATTACGAAAAGCAAAAAGTTATTGTTAGAAACTTGATTAGTGGTATCAAGGTATTTAACGATAAGGTAGAAATAAATTGGAACATTTAA